TCCGTGAGGGTAATGTTGTTCGTACGATGTCTCCTCTCAAGACAATCTATGCGAAGGCAACTGTTCCTGATGACTTCACCAAGAAGTTTGCAGTGTACGATCTTTCTCAGTTTATCGGAACTGTCTCCATCTTCAATGAGCCTGAGCTCACCTTTGCTGATAAGCATGTGACAATCTCTGATAAGACCAAGAAGATTGATTTCACTTATACTCCTGAAGAGTTGATCAAGGTTGCTGCTGAGAAGGATCCTGCTCTTCCTTCTGTTGATGTTTCTTTCAAATTCAACTCTGATTCTATCAAGGATGCAGTTCGTGCGCTTGGTGTGTTGAAGTTGCCTGAAATTGCTATCGTTGGTGATGGTACTTCTATCTTCATTCAGGCTATCGACTCCAAGAATCCTACTGCTCACGTTTATAGCGAGCAGGTTGGTGATACTGATAAGACCTTCCGTGCCATCTTTAAGGTGGAGAATATCACCAAGGTTATCTCTGGTGAGTATACCGTTGATATTTGTATGCGTGGTATCTCGCATTTCACTGGTACCGATATTGAATATTGGATCGGTGTGGAAGCTGGTTCTGCCATCAATTGATATTGACTTTTGATGCGGGAGGGGCTATTATAGCCTCTCTCGTTTTTTATGATGGAATATATGATGCGCCGTTTGAGACAGAAAACATCTGGTGTTGTTACAAGAAAGATTGCGACTGATTCAGTTGTCCGTACAATTTTCGGAACTGAAGAAGTAGCAATGCTGAGTTGCACATGTTGCAAGAAACTCAAATACAAGTTCGAATTCTATTTGGAATCAGCTTCCAAAAGAAAATATCCTGACCAGACTCGCAAACAATGTGTCGAGTGTTGGGACTTGTATAAGGGTAATTCGAATACAGATATTGTCTATTGTGAAACTGCGCAAAAAGTGGAAGGGTTTATATAATGTTGGAAGAATTCCTGTGGGTTGAGAAGTATCGCCCGAAGACTATCGAAGAAACTATTCTGCCAGATGATCTGAAGACGACATTCCAGCAGTTTGTCGACCAGAAGAACATTCCTAATCTCATTCTTGCAGGTTCGGCAGGTGTCGGTAAGACAACCATTGCACGTGCTATGCTCGAAGAAATTGGTGCTGATTATATCATCATCAACGGTTCGATGAATGGTGGTATTGATACACTGCGAAATGAGATCCAGCATTTCGCCTCAACTGTTTCATTCACATTCAGTCGTAAGTATGTCATCCTTGATGAGGCAGACTACCTTACCAATAACACACAGCCTGCGCTTCGTAATTTCATGGAAGAATTTTCGAAGAACTGTGGCTTCATTCTCACTTGTAATTTTAAGAACCGAATCATCGAGCCTCTGCATTCTCGTTGTTCGGTGATTGACTTCAAGATCCCTAAGTCTGCAATGCCTAAGCTGGCAGGGCAGTTCTTCAAGCGTACAATCAAGATCCTCGAAACAGAAAACGTCACCTTCGATAAGGCAGTCGTTGCAGAGGTTATCAACAAGCATTTCCCTGACTGGCGTCGTGTGCTCAATGAGCTGCAGCGCTATTCAGCCAATGGCGCTATCGATTCTGGTATCCTTGGAAACCTGCAAGAGACTTCGATCAAAGGTCTCATTGACTTCATCAAGGACAAGAACTATACCGAGATGCGCAAGTGGGTCAAGATGAACATTGATATTGATCAGACCACACTGTTCCGTAAGTTCTATGATTCTGGCAAGGAATTCATGACCAATGATAGCATTCCAGCTCTCATTATGATTTTGTCGAAGTACCAGTACCAAGCTGCGTTTGCTGCTGATGCTGAGATCAACATCATGGCATTCCTTACCGAAGTTATGATTGATTGTGAAATGCTATGAGCAAGGGCAAGCTTCTTGACGTAACAATGAAGGTTCGAGAAGAAGCAGTTGTCGAGGAAGAATACAAGAAGCCGTTGTATGATTGGCGCTATGAGAACAGCATCAATTTTACCAAGCAACATTTTGATGTTGAGAGTAAGTTGCTCGATTTTAAATATGCCGCTTGGAATATCAACAAGTATTTTTCTAACTTCCAAGATACGATTGCACATGCAGACAATATGAACAGAGCAGCTCATATTGATTTGCAGCTTCATTTCGATTATATGTTTCATGCCATTAGAAAGAAGAAGAGGTTCTTCAAAGGTCAGAAAGCATCTAAAGACGCTGAATTCGAGTCAGTAAAGCAATATTATAAATACAACAATAAGAGAACTGAAGAGGTAATGAAAATCCTCTCTCAGGACCAAATTGATATTATTGCAAAAAGACAAGAAAAAGGTGGAAGAAAATGAATATAGTTGACACACTAATTGAGGTGAAAATCGCAGAAGAAGAAGATTTCTTAAAGATTAAAGAAACACTCACCCGTATTGGTGTGGCTTCTCGCAAAGACAATAAGCTTTACCAGTCATGTCATATCCTGCACAAGCAAGGCAAATATTACATCGTACATTTCAAAGAGCTATTTGCTCTTGATGGTAAGCCAACAGACTTCACTGTTGAAGACAAAGGTCGTCGTAATACGATCATCACACTTCTTGAAGAGTGGGGATTGGTCAAGATCGCAGAACCAGAGCAAGCAAAAGATCCAAAAGCTCCAATGAGTCAGATCAAAATTATTCCACACAAGGATAAAGCTAACTGGACTCTAGAGGCAAAATATAGCATCGGTCGCAAAAAGAAATAATCTTGGGATTTATATCATGTTCAATTTGAAAACGTTTAAGAAGCAACCTAAGACTACCGCAGAAGAGCAGCTCGAACAAATCAAAAATATTTTGTTTCCTCCATTCAAGTTGGAATCAAAACAGACTAAAGATGAAGAAGTAAAATTTCTCATCGACTATTCTGCTGACTCAAATCTACAATCAGCTGTCTATGATCTTGAAGAAGGTCATTGTGATGCAGTTGTCCAAGGAACAATCAATAAGGTCATTGACCGATTGGTTGACGTTCGTAAGATCCTCAATGCCTATGGTGAGTTTGATACTGCTGCCCAGTACATCATTGTTGATGATATGCCTACTGATAAAAGAGAGGTGGAAATTGGACGAGAATATTGATGCCGACATTGATCGTCTTATCGAATCAATGGAAGAAATGATTGATGCTCGCGATGATATGTGGGACGAAGAGCAACACCACAATTATCGAGCTGAGATGAAAATCAGGGAAGAACGGTACGAACCAGCCAAGATCAAGCTCAAATTTTTCCTTACTGAGATCGTAAAGACTATCGTTGATAGGAATAAAAGTTTCTAAAAAGAAACAATTTTCTTGTTGTCTTTTAATCGGTCTTGTCGTATACTGGGAACAGTTGAAACAGGAGCTGAAAAATGACGCTTGAATATATCTTTGAAACCTTTAAATCTCTTGAGTCTAGTGATGAAAAGGTTGAGTATATCCGTGGGCTTGAAAAGCTTAACCTTCCCTATGACTTCAACTATACTAGCCTTATTAAGGCTTGGGAAAGTGTAAATGAGGCTTCTACTTCTGAAGCTGAATAATACATCCTATTGCTCGGCTTCGGTTCATCGCTGGAGCTGAGCAATAAAAAAAGATGAAAAAAGATGAAAATAGGTGTTGACATAATTCGGCGTTCGGGGTACACTCGATTATAGGTTGATGAAACGGGGTTCGTCCCCACTGACTGGAGCTTTACCATGGTTGTCTACGTTCTCCTCGTCTGCTATGACTATGAAGGATGTGAGTGTCTCGGGGTCTACGAGACCGAGCTAGAGGCTCTCGCTGCCTTCTCTGGCTACGCCACTGGCGGATACGCCGTCGTTGAACGTCGTGTCCTCGGCGCTCCGGCTGAAACTCAAGATTGAGGAGTTGAACATGTTCGTAGCAATTCTCACGAATTTCGGTAACACCATCTACAATGGCAATAGCCTTGAAGCTGCTATTGCTAAGGTAGAGTCTGCTTGCTTTGAAGCTACGCTCCAGCTGTATCAGCCGGATGGCGCTTGCCGCCTCATGTCCTTCAGCCCAATCGGCGGCTGGAAAACTATTTTTTAACCATATTGAATTATTCGCTTTACAAATATCGAAAACTACGGTAGAATGATAATAGAGGTTGAGAAGGAGAGTTGAATGTCTACGACTGACTGTCTGATTGTGTTTGGTCCGTTTCTGGTTCTCGTTTTTGGCTTAATCTTGGCTATGGGTATTTCTCATTACAATGAGGTGAAGTGATGTCTGGTATTGATCTTCTCGTTTCTGATCGTAATGGCGTCTACATTCCCCAGATATTTGCTGGGTTCGATTTCACTAACTGGTCGGGTATTGACTCAGAAGATATCGAAATTCTTCTGCGTGGTCCTGACCATGAAGACTCCCAAAACTACTGGGATGTTTGGACTGATGTGACCACTACTGCTGTTCATACCGACACCAATGGTAACGTGTGGCGTCTTTGGCAGGATGGTGATCTTTGGATCTACTGCGAGGCTTTGATGACCGATGAGGAGTACTATAACTTCTTCGGTGAGCATCGCCTCGATCTTGATGCCGATAGCCGTTTCGAAACCGACAACTGGTACGACACCTCGATGGAGATGTGCTGATGCAAAAGCAATTGTGGTACTATGAAATTCGCTACAATGATGGTCGAGTTGTTCGTCGTAACAACGTGCCGAAATATCGAGCTCATGCTGCCCATGATTTTTGTGCCTATGAAATGGCGTGGATGGGTATCCGCTCTGTGACTTATGGAGTTATGAAATGAGTGATACTTTCTTTTCCCGTTCGGTTGACGCCCAGCTGAAAGAGCTTGTAGAAGAGCTGTACAAGCGGCTCCGTGATACACGTAGTCTGCTGGAGATGTATGAAATGGATCCGAACCTCAACTACGTAGACCGTGGTTATGCGCAAGGCATTCGTGAGGAAAAGACATACCTAGAGCGCATGCTCGACAAGTTTGAGCGTAGCTGATGAGTATGCATATCATGCCTGCGTTCGTTACGACGACTAGCACGAGAAAGCGTAAGTCGAGTAACAACAAACGTGCTGCGCTCCAACGAGCAGAGCACGAAGCTTGGGTGCTGTCTATGACAGGCGGCAAAAAAGCTGACAAAAAAGTGCTTGACAAAATGAGCAAGTCCGAGTATACTAAGTCTATGATGGTTGATCGTTCTGCGTTCCAGAAGTCTGGTATGGCTCCAGGTGCGTTTAGTAAGCCTGATCAAAAGGTTTACTCTGGTGAACGTCGACTGTTGGGTATTGCTACGATGCACAAGTCCAATATGGTTCCTGTGTTCGATAAGCAAAATGCCGAGGATATCGCTAGGATGAGGAGAGGCTGATGGATCAGATTCAAATTCAAGCTCGTGATACTAGCGGTAACTGGCGTACTTACTGCCTTGTGATGAATCAGTCGCAGAGAATTTTAGCTGAGATGAAGTCTCTTCAATCTCGCTATCCAAACTATCGCATTCGTGCGGTGGATCACAGTGGGCGTGTTGTTGATGCTCTGTGAAAATAAAAGTTGACTTTTTGTAAAAAAAGTGATATAATGGTGTCTACGGTTGATTGAACCGTCTAAATAAGTGGAAATGGAGAAACTGATGACTAAGACTGCTCGTGTATTGAGTGCATTTTTGAATGGTGAGAAGCTTACTGCGAAGCAGATTGCCGCGCGCTTTGGTGCTGGTAATCCTCATGAGATCGTACGTAGCCTACGTTCTAAGGGTTATGCAATCTATCTTAATGAGCATACCAATTCAAAGGGTCATGTTAAAAATAAGTATCGCCTTGGCGCTCCATCTCGTGCCATTGTTGCTGCTGGAATTGCTGCTCTTGGAGCAGAAGCAGTTGGTCTCGTCTGAACGGTCTCTGACATAGAGATTGGGAAGCGGGATCTGAAAAGTTCCCGCTTTTTTTGTGCTTGTATGTGTGAAAAAAGTTGTTGACTAATATGACAATCTACGGTATGATTTATAATAACGACTACGCTGTTTGACATTGTTGGAAGTTGAAACACCGGGGATTCTAGCTCCCAAGGCTAGGATTCTTACCCCATCGTGGGTGTAACGGTTGTTTCTTCATGGATGCGCTTGACGGTTCGATTCCGTAGCGGTTTGATCAACTGTCCAGTCTAGACTGGTCTCTGTGGACAGGAGCGCATCTTTGTAGAAACAACTTATTAGGTGTGGTGTTATGGAAAATCCCAGTGTTCCTGGGCAGTGCACAGCTGAGGTCTAACATCCTAGGAAAAATTGTTAGGCATGCTGAGTTGTGATCGAAAATAGGAGTCATGACCTGAAATAAGATCACAGAGTAAAGCAAACGGTATGGCGGTTTATCCATATCCATAACATGACATCACTCCTAATAAGTATTGGACTCTTAGCTCAGTTGGTTAGAGCAACGGTCTTTTAAACCGTGGGTGCTGGGTTCGAGTCCCAGAGAGTTCACCATTAACGGGGATGTAGTAGAAGCATGGAACGGGCAAAATACTATGGTCAGCCTAGCTGCCCATAGAGTTGTGGGTTCGAGTCCCATCATCTCCACCAATTCAATCGTTTGTATGTGGTTCGAAACACTGCTTGCGAGAATACACCTGCCGCTGCCGACTCTGCGGACACATGAAAAAGGTGGGGTAAAAATCCCAATCGGAGGCTTCAGGAATTTTTGGGGCATAGCTCAGTTGGTAGAGCAAACGCTTGATAAGCGTTAGGTCGCTGGTTCGGATCCAGCTGTCCCAACCATCGTCGATCATGTAGAGGGGTGAGAAAATGTCTATGATTCTCAAAGAAGCTCGCGAACATTATAAAACAACAGTAATGCCTACTTATAAAGCAAAAGGTTTGTGTCCAGATTTTGCTGCTTTAGTTGATGCTCATGTAGCAATATATGGTGGTCATCAAGTTTGGAATCATCATGGTGATGCAAATGGCATAGACCCAAATTGGTTTGATACCAAGAATCAAAAGGTAAAACCATTAAAGTTAACATATATTGTGGATGAATAACGGGGTGTAGCGCAGTCTGGTTAGCGTGGCTGGTTTGGAACCAGTAGGTCGCAGGTTCAAATCCTGCCACCCCGACCAATATCAACGCCAAACGATACGTCGAATGGCACCTCTAGCTTCCGGGCTAGAGACTTACAAATTTCGTAATAGGAGGGTAGCGTCTATGGTAGACACACAGTCTTGAAAACTGCGCCACCGCAAGGTTGATGGTTCGATTCCTTTACCCTCCGCCATTACAGGCTTGTTTCGTGGTTCTCGAGATAAACGAAACAAGGATTGTCATCGGTCCATGTTCCCACCGTGTGATCGCCGATGTAAAAGAAGCCGTTTGGCGAGTCAGGAGCCAGTTAACGGTGGGCAGTGATTTTGGAGCGTTCGTCTATCGGTTAGGATTAGGGATTTTCATTCCCTCGAGAGGGGTTCGACTCCCCTATGCTCTGCCAAAGGTGATGGGTTGTAGGTGACCTGAATGCGCTAGGGAACCTTCATAAAGTTTTGATCCGTTAGCTCAGTTGGTAGAGCAGGAGACTAAAATCTCTCGCTTTATAAATAATAGCAGGAGGAACTGCTATGACAAAACCGAAGAGCGAAGCTTGGTATGCAGCAATGCACGCCAGAAAAGGTAAAGGTACTAATCAGTATACAAAGGCTAAAGAATTAGGATTACCAAAACCAGAACTGTCTGAAGAAGTCAGACAAAAACTAAAAACTTGGTCAGGTAAAACTCACTCAGAAGAAACAAAGAAAAAAATATCTGATGGAATTAAAAAAGCTCATAGTGAAGGAAGAGCTTGGAATATTGGATCTAATAGATGGTTAAATCAACCAAGTTATCCAGAAAAATTTTTCATGTTAGTTATCGAAAATGAATTTTCTGATAAGGGGTATGAATATAACAAATACTTTAATGGATTTTGGTTAGATTTTGCTTGGCAAGAAAAGAAAAAATGCATAGAAATTGATGGCAAACAACATTATGAAAATGCCCAGCAAATTGAAAGAGATAAAAGAAAAAATAAATTGCTTGAAGAAAATGGTTGGGATTTATTGAGAATAAACTGGGATGATATGTACAGTGATCCTAAAAAGTATATTCAGATATGCAAAAAATTCATAGACTCCTAGCTCAATGGTTAGAGCAATCGCCTCTTAAGCGATGGGTTTCGGGTTCGAGTCCCGAGGAGTCTACCAAATCAGTGCTTGACTTCAGGCGCTAAATAAGGTATGATATAATCTAAGTTGGAGGTTCGTGATGCATAAGCTTATTTTGGTTGCAGTTAGTGCTTGTGCATTAGCTGGTTGTACAGTTCGTGAACAGCAGCTTGCTACTGCTGGTGTTGCTGGTGCAGTCGTAGGTTCAATGCTTACTGCTCCTGCACCTCAGCCTCGTCCATATTACGTTGAGCAGCCTCGATATGTGGTCGCTCCTCCTCGTCGTCCTCGTTGTTTCACAAGTTGGGAACGTACAGCTTATGGTACGGTCGAGCGTCAGGTTTGTGGTCGTTATTAAAGTTTATTCCTCTGTAGCTCAGTTGGTAGAGCATGGTGCTGTTAACACCAGGGTCGTTCGTTCGAGCCGAACCGGAGGAGCCAAATTGCTAGGACGAAAAGTTTCCTAGCTTGGGATGATTGTTAGCTGCTACGCAATCATTACGACACTTAGGTAGTAGCTACGGTCGTGCTGCGTGGGGGTACGATAAGAGATAAACTTATGGTCTTGATAACCTAAAGTTAGCCCACGCCATATTTGGTCCGTTGGCGCAGCGATAGCGCAGTCCCTTTACACGGGAAAGGTCGCAGGTTTGATCCCTGCACGGACTACCATTAAAGTCCTATCTTATCCGTTAATTCGGTCACGGTAGGCACCAATCGGTGGTAGTGGTCCACCAACTCAACACTTACGGGTGTTGTATCAAAACCACACTAATTTGGGGCACTAAGCTAACGGGAAACTGACGCCTTTGCAAGGCGTACTTCGGGGTTCGATTCCCCGGTGCTCCACCATTATTCGCTGTCATAGCTCAGTAGGTAGAGCGCCTGATTTGTAATCAGGATGTCGTGGGTTCGATTCCTGCTGACAGCACCATAGGCAAACAGTATCGTATAGGTCATCCTGGTACTCAACGGTTGTCAGTGACGATGGGTGATATCGGAACTGTCATAGTTTATTGCGGGGTAGAGAAGTGGCATCTTGCCAGCCTCATAAGCTGGAGATCGTGGGTTCGAGTCCCACCCCACGCAACCAAATACGGTCTGTTAGCTCAGTTGGTTAGAGCATCCGCCTGTCGAGCGGAAGGTCATGGATTCGAGTTCCATACAGATCGCCATTATATTGGGGAATAGTTCAGTTGGTAGAACGCAGGTCTCTGAAACCTGATGTCCGTGGTTCGAGTCCATGTTCCCCAGCCAATACGTGGTAAGGAAAGCCTAGAGCGTCGCAGCTGCAGCAAGCGACAAAGTAGGATCGGTTTGATCGACCGATAAGAGGAGCATGGGAGTCCAGATACAGCTGAAACGTTGGACGGATACCGCACCTGCCACATTAATATAATCTTTAAGGATTTTGATATGACTGACGTAATCGTTCAATATAATTATGATATGAAACAGCATACTCGTGTTGTTCGTAATGTCGATACTGTTATTGATGTCTTCAATTTATTTGAACAAAATTATCCAGAATATCGCATCTATCGTATTATGGAAATGGATACAACCATATGGTATGGTCAACCAACTCCTAGTGATCCAAGAATAGAATATATTGGTGCATGAGTCAGATGGTAAGTCGCAGGTCTGCAAAACCTTGAGAACCCAGTTCGATTCTGGGATGCACCTCCAAACTTTGTGCGGGTAT